CTCCAGTACACCAAAAATGGCGAGTACGTCGGGGATGACGAGTTCCAGCCTATCGAGCTATGCTCGGAATGTATAGACGCCGTCAAGGAATTCATGCCGAACGCATTCATCCTCCAGCACCACTCCGACCACCCAGTTGAGGAGATGGCGGTAGAATTGCCATTGCCTATGCGACGCCATTACGAGGACAGGACGGTAGAAGGATGACCAAGGAAATCCGCCGGTGGGCTGACAATGGCTAAGACCAAAGCCCATACGAACTACAAGCCAGCCGAAAGGAATCTAGGACATTACCAACGAATGCAATGCGTAAAGAATCGCGGAAAAGCTAATGAGTATCTATGTGCCAAATGCGATAGGAAAGCCAAGGACTGGGCACACATACACGGCGAATCCGGCGACGATCCATGGGCCGACTTCGTACCGCTATGTAGGCGATGTCATATGCAGTATGACGGCCATAACCAGAAGGGAGGGAACTCATCAGAAGCCAGATCTGAAAGAATGAAGGCGATCACAACAAACAACTGGAATGATCCAGAATACCGTCAACATATGTCTGATGCTCATTACGGACAAGAAATTTCGACCGAAACAAGAGCTAAGATATCAGCGGCACTCAAAGGAAAGCCCTGGTCCGAGGCAAGAAGGAAGGCACAGAAATGACCGGGAAAGAAATCAGACGTTATGCGGACGAGGCGATGTACACGGCCGAACCGCTCTCAAGTTTCGGTGAGCCGGTACGCCCGAGCGTCGTGCTTATCAGCATGACCGCGAACCCGCTCCGGGTTATGTCGGCCGCGAGCGAACTATACCGGGGAGGCGTATACGAGGATGCCGATGCAATCTCCCGTGATCAGGCACTCGAATGGCTCGACGGCTTCAAGAAGAGCAAGATTTCTGCGCCGCTGGAGTTCATCAATCTCCACTTCTTCATCGACGGCGTGACGCGGGCCTTTACGCACCAGCTTGTCCGGCAGCGTACAGCCGTGTTCGTTCAGGAGTCCATGCGCTTCGCGGTCAAGGAAAACGCTGCCTGGGAAGTAGCCGAGCCGCCGAGCCTGGAGGGAAAGGCCGACGACCATCCCTGGCGCGTCATCTGGAATGATACCGTCGCTACCGTAGGCCGAGCGTACAACCAGCTCGTGAATGACGGGATGCCCGCCGAAGATGCGCGCGGCCTACTCCCGACGAACATCACGACAAGAGTCCACTACCACACCGACCTCCGGAACCTAGTAGCCCAGTCAGGGAACCGGCTCTGCTCCCAGGCTCAGTCCGAATGGAAGTTGGTCTGGGCCGAAATGATCCGGGCCATCCTCAACTATGGGCCGCCCGAGGAAAGATGGCAGCAGGCGGCTATCGCGAAACTATTCAAGCCGATCTGCTACCAGACCGGCAGCTGCGGCTTCAACTCCCCGATCGACCGGTGGTGCGTCATCCGCGACCGTGTGAACGCACACTCGGCAGCCGGAGATCCCCCGGACACCTGGACCGACATCAACCCGCTCGAACCCCTCCAGCATAACGCAGCTCGGAAGTCTCCGAATGTCTGACTGGACTAGCCACGAAGAAATGGAGCAAAACTACATGCCACCTGGACAAGACTTTGGCGATAGCCCGCACGACAAGAAACCCAACCCCGCGCCAGAGCCTACTACCGGCCCATTCGCCCCGATCGATGCCGATACGCCAAACTCTCACGTACACAAGTGGGAAACGCTCGACATCTGGCACCCCGTCTTCAGCAATCACCCTCAGCTCCGTACTCCGGCAGTGACTATCGTACTTGTGAGGTGCCGTGTCTGCGAAATCCCGCAAACCATCGAACTCAAGGGGACATGGACGCTCCAACAAATCCTACAGAAAGGAAAGGATCATGAGCAGTAGACAGGAACTGACTCGCGACGCGGCATTCAAGTACCTTACGGACGTAGGTCTTGACCCAAACCTCGATGCCATCGAACAGCTCTCCGGCCCATTCACAGAAGCCCTAGCTATCATCTGTAAGCGCGGCTACTTCCGACAGGAGGATGACGAAGACGCCAAGTTCTTCTGGATGAAACGCGGCTGGAAAGGACTCGTTCATGACATCATGGACAACGCATTCCGGCTCCGGCTTTTCAGCTGGGAGCGCAACGAGTACTACGAGAACGGCGCAGTAGACCTTATCAACTTCGCGGGGTTCTACATGCGCTTGAAGAATCACGGCCCGAAGTGGGGCGAGATGGGGGACCCAGGGTGAACAAGAAAAACAACACAAGCGAAGGCTCTATCTGGGTCAAGAGCGAGCTATTGCCGGGCGGCTCGTACAACGTCACTCTGGACTTTACGCCGGACGACTCGATCACCCTTACCGACGAAGAGGCACTCCAGTACTCACTTGCGATACTGGAGGTTGCCCATATTGCCGAGTACGAGGCATCTATCCTCGCCCAGATGAAGGCAGCAGATATCAGCGAGACAACTGCTGCGCGGTTTATCGCGGACAACTTCCGGCCATACCGTCACCTACCGGATACCGGCACGCCGCTAGAGCTAATCCCCGGCATTAGTCAGCGGACCAAACAGCCATTCCTAGTAATCATCCTGCGCGGTGTCGAAGTCGGACAGTGGGACTTCAAGGATGCACGCGAACACGCCCAGGCAATCCTTGACGTCATCTGCGTAGCACGGCTCGACCAGGTTTACTACCACTCCCTGGCAGATCGCCTAGAGATGGCCGAGCCACAAGCCCGTACCATGGTCTCTCTGATCGGAAAGTTCAGGCCGAATGGAGTCATCTTATGACTAGACGTACGTACGACTGGCGCGATATACTAGTCTCGGGTATCATCCTAGCACTACTACTACTGCTATTGGTACTGTCAATAGCTTTGTCCGAACCGCCATATCATATATCCGGAGGTGATCTATGGTGAAGAACAAGATACGCTACGTATCACTTCACCACTTACACCATTCGACCTTCAGTCACGGTGATGGCCACAAGCTACCAGCTATCCACGTAGCGCGGGCTGTAGAGCTAGGCTATACCGCGCAAGCCCTTACAGAGCATGGCGGTACGTCTAGTCACTTCCAGTTCGAGCAGGCCGCCCTGAAGCTAGGGCTGAAGCCGATATTTGGGCTAGAGGCGTACTGCGGGCCGGTAGGCGAAAACCGTAGCCAATGGAAGTATCACCTCACGATCCTCGCGGAGAACGCAAATGGATACCGAAACCTCAACCGCCTTGTCACACAGTCTTGGCGAGATCATCACTACCATCCGACAGTTTCTGGACAGAATCTGGTCGACAATCACGAGAATCTTGTCGTACTTTCAGGATGCACTGGTAGCATGCTCGCATGCGCTCTTGTCGGAGGCAAGGGGATCGCCGATCCCACGTCTAGAGACGGTTATGGATGGGATGACGCACGACGCGTCATCCGCCGTTTTGCCTCTCTATTTGGGGCCAATTACTACCTCGAAGTCCAGCCCTTCTACGAGCTTGAAAAGACCTGCCGCATCAATCCAGCTTACGAACGTCTCAGCCGGGAGACTGGAGTTCCACTTGTCGCAACGTGTGATGTCCACTACCCCAGACCAGCAGATTCTGAGATGCAGGCTATACTCCACGCAGTACACCGAAAGAACCAATCCATAGACGACGCACTACGCGCCTGGAACTATGACGTCCCTATGACGTTCCCCGAGTCCGACAAGCAACTCGGCGAACGCCTGATGAAGACCGGCCTATCCCGCGCCGCAGCATGGGAGGCTATCCTCAATACTGAGCGCATAGCCGAGCAATGTACGGTAACCCTGCCAAAGGCAGAACGACTTACCTACCCAATCAAAGACTCCGACTGGGAGCCATGGTGAAGCAGGACATCTACATCAGTCATGTCGTCGGCCTCTGTGCGATATGCGGTTTCTACATCATCGATACCGGCTACAGTGACGAGATGGATCATGAATTTCTTTTCAATGAGCTTTCCCTATACGGCCGGAATGACTGGTTCTTTAACGCATTCCATGGAAGCTGGGAAATTATATGAGCGACTCTGATGATCTATTGTGGTACTGGCTTCGACAGGGCTGGAACTATCGCCGAATAGGCAGGCTACCGCAGGTCGAACAGGACTGGCACGGCGCGCGAATCCGCCGAGAGATGGATATGATCCTCGGCAAAGACCTAGCCGACTTCATGCTATTCACCTCCGACACGATCCGCTGGGCTAAGGACAATGATGTAGCGATAGGCCCCGGCCGGGGCAGCACCGCCGCGTCCGACGTAGCCTATATGACAAGGATCACCGAGATCAATCCATGGAAGTATCCGGGTATGATCTTTGAACGATTCCTTGACGTTACCCGACACGACCCGCCCGACATCGACGTCGACTGTTCTGACGAAGAACGCTTCAAGGTCTATGACTACATCGCCTACAAGTACGGTGCGGAATGTGTCGGCCACATAGGCAACTTCGTCCGGTACCGTGCCAAGAATAGTCTTGCTGACGTTTCGACTGTCTATCGCATACCGCTCTACGCAAAAGAAGCAGTAGCGAATCTAGCCATAGAGAGGTCGGGTGGCGACTCGCGAGCCGACGCTACGCTCGAAGACACTTTTGAGATGTTCCCGGCTGCGAAGGCAGTCCTTGATGAGTACCCTGACCTCGCAAAAGCAAGTCGCCTAGAGAGCGACGTACGCGGAATGTCCGTCCATGCTTGCGGCCTAATGGTAGCCAACTCTCCGCTCACCGACGTCTGCGCGGTATACGAGAAGGACGGAGAGCGTGTACTCTCAATCGACAAGTATGACGCCGAGTATGTCGGCGTTCTCAAGCTAGACTTCCTGGGCCTATCGACTATGGGGATGATCTCTCGTTGTCTCCGGATGACCGGACTAACTCTGGAGGATCTATATGCCATACCGGATACTGATCCTAGAGCAATCGAGATATTCCGCTCTGGAGACGTCGTGGGAGTATTTCAGTTTGAAGGTAGAGCTACTCGGCTTGTCAACCGAGACGTTCATCCAGATCACTTCATGCATATCACGGACATCAATGCGCTATCGCGTCCTGGCCCTTTGTTTTCCGGACAGACCGCAGAGTACATCGAAGTACGTCACGGTCGTAAACGAGCTACCCCTCTACACCCCATCGTGGATGAGATCACGAAGGACACCTACGGACAAATGATCTACCAGGAACATATCCTCCGCTGTCTCAAAGAGGTAGGGGATCTGTCCTGGACGAACGTCCACCACATCCGGCGCATCATCGCGAAGAAAGCAGGCCAAGCCGCATTCCAGCAGAACTTCGATGAGTTCGCAGAGGGTGCGAAACGACTCCACAACATCGACCGGGAGATGGCCGAGAAGATCTGGAACCGGCTCGTAACCTCCGGCACTTATGCCTTCAATATCGCGCACGCAGTATCCTACTCGATGCTAGCATTCTGGACGGCATGGCTAAAGGCAAACTATCCAGTCGAGTTCTACGCGGCGAGCCTGGCAAAAGCCACAGTAGCCGACACTCAGTTCCGTCTTATGCGTGACGCCCTAGCTCATAGCATAGACGTTAAGCCGCCATCACTACAGCTATCCCGCGCCACCTGGCAAGCAGTGCCGAATGTCGGGCTAGTCGCCGGATGGCGTCAGATGCCAAAGGTCGGCCCGGCAATCGCAGAACGCATAGAGGCATTCGGTGGTCACTATGGATTCGATGACTGGATTGAACTCAAGGCGATTCCCGGCCTAGGCGACAAGACTATCGCCCGTATGGAGGAGTGGACGCTAGCGAAAGACCCATTCGGGCTGTACCGGACGGAGAAGCGCCTATCGTCGGTCAGGCGATTCCTCAGGGGTCCGGGCAAGGGACTCGCTCCCCTCCCGACGCATAGCGGGGATCAGCTCGCCGCGATGACAGTAGACCAACATCATACCCACAAGATCTGGCGATTCGGTAAGCAAGTCATCTATATGGGGATGGTCAGAAAGGTCGAGTACAAAGACATAGTCGAAGACGAACGGTCCCGTACCGGCAAGGAAGTGGAGGAGATCCTCAAGACCATCAAGCGCCCTGACCTCATCAAACGAGCTACCCTACACTGCTACGATGTAGGCGACGAAGAGGTATATGCTAGGGTCAACCGGTTCCGGTTCCCGACTATCCAGGGCAAGCTAGGGACAATCAAGATCAATCATGATGTAGTCATCATATCCGGCAACCGGATCTCCGGATTCGGCACGCCTATCACGGTAGATGAGATATGGGTTCTCGATCCTGATAATTGATGGAGGTAACCATGACACCGCAAGAGAATGTAGATCTCAAGATAGTCGTCAGGAATGCTGATGACATGGATGAATGGAACTTCAGAAAACATATGTCCGTTAGGCATAGCGAATCTCTCGCCGGACAGTACACTCTACCACCATTCGCCAGCGACTACGTTGAAGAGTGCTATCGCACATTCCACGACACCATACACCGGCTAAGCCTGTACGGCGAAGTTGATCACGAACATGGGAAGTGATATGACAACCTCAGTCACTATCGGGTACGTCCACAACGATCACGTCCACGCCGGGTTTATGCACTCGCTGGTGAACCTCATCCGGTACATGAGTATCGACACCCTTGACTACTGGTCGAGCGCTAACATATCGACCGCGCGGAACAAACTAGTCGAGCAGTTCCTAGAGTCTGGTAACAAGTGGCTATATATGGCCGATACCGATACCGTCTTCAACCGGAATACGATCGAGCGCCTACTCAAGCGTAACGAGGCGATCATAGGCGGACTCGTTCATATCAATGACCTCCCGAAGTACCCGTCGATGTTCCGGCGTGAGCCTGATGACGAGAACGGGACGCCGGCATACCGGGCCATCACCGAGTATGAACAAGGCGAGGTTGTTGACGTGGACGCGACCGGCGCGGGCTGCCTCCTAGTCCACCGGCAGGTGTTCCTAGACATCCAGGAGAAGCTGCCCAATAAGGCCGCCCAGTGGTTCCAGGAGATCCCGATGGGCGAATATCTTGCCGGTGAGGATGTCACCTTCTGTATTCGAGCGATCAGCCTAGGATACAATATCTGCGTCGACACCTCGGTCAACATCGGCCACCTCAAGACTCACATCATCTAGGAGTCGACTACGGTCGACTATGTCTAAACCATACCCCTCGGCCCTACCGGCTCCGAACCGGCCCGAAAGACAGACTCCTTGCCGGCCCGGAGCCGAACGGAGCGGGCCTATCTCCCCCTCCCGGGACTCTCGGGTACGGCTAGGCTCGATAGGCTCTTAGAATCGATCCTAGAGCCGCGTAGCTATACGTCGCTCTACGTAACCGGCCGACTACGTACCAGTAAGGCCGGTATAGGCCTGGTTCTCTTGCGGGTTCGCTAGCAGGTAGTCGGTACTGATAGATGTAGCGGCAGTAGGGACACCTGCACTAGACACTATTGGCTCGATGACGTTGCTAGTAGTGCCAAGTCCGAAGGCAATAATCATCTGAGTCATGCCAGGATTCGGCGCAGTTGATCCCCAGATGACATACCAGCCACTACCGCTTATGAGCGCCGAGTACGTCGCAGGCACCGCAGGCTTGGCCAATGGTGTTACTTCTGGCGATCTCTCTGTCATGGGCCCGGCTCCTTCACTAGCGGATCATGCGGTTCTTGCCGCCTGATCATCTGGTCGTATACGCCGGGGATACGCGGTTGCGGCTTCACCCATACGCCCCGAAATGGCGCCCGGTAGTAACACGGCCAGGCATACGGCTTATGCGCCGTGTAGGCCATCATCAATACCGCGCCGGGACGCATCGCGCGCTGAACCGAAGACTCCCAGGCTGACTCGAACTCGTCATCCTTGAACGGTCGCGCGGTATACACGATATCATACTCGGCCCACGGCGGCGAGTCCGTCCGCAGGTCCATGTACCGGGCATCGACCTCTATGGCGAGTGCCTTGGCTAGATAGTCTTCAGAGATCTCGTAGCCTACCGCCGTCAGGCCATGATACTTCTCGGCCAGGTATAGCTTTGTGCCGATACCGCATCCGGCTTCACAGAACGAGATCTCGTGCTGTCCTGGGAACATGTGGATAGCGACAGTAAGCATCCTGTCGAACTCACGCAGTTCAAGAGGACTCCACCGCCACATCTCAGGGTCGGGGTCCGTCGTCTCCCGTTCCTTGTATAGCTGTTCCAGTTCCAGGTCCCACAGTTGTTGCTGGCTTAGCACGACGCCTCCCTCCGGTGAATGCGCGCGGACCGATAATCTCAGCACCGAACGCAATGAATGCTGCGATGATGACACAGTCAAGGATTGATTCCTTGCTGAGACTCTTGACGACATCTGTGGCGACTACGTTGATGATCAGCGCGGCTATGAACACCGACAGTATTCGCCACAGATGCCAGACGAGTGCTCGGGCTAGGTTACCGGCGCGGTCCATGCCGCATTCCACGTTTCGGGACCGACCATGCCGTCATAGCTCAGTCCCTTCTCTGACTGGAACTGACGGCAGACGTTCTCGGACTGCGGCCCGTAATGACAGTCTACACTGATCGTCCATCCGCGCGACGACATCTGGGCCTGCCATACCTGAACGTCCGAGCAGTTGTAGTTGTGGCCGTTGGCCGGGCCGAAGTAGTCGACATGAAGCGTCGGAACCGAACCGCCTCCACCGCCTCCACCTCCCGACGGTGGTGGAGTTCCGCCCCGAGCCAGATCCAGGACGTAGTCCATGGGGAATCCGTTCCCGCAGTCGGAGTGGTTTCCGCCCCAGGTTCCGAGGTCTCGGTGCTGACAGACTCCACGACCACTCCCCTGTGCCTGCGAAGCGGTGAGCTTCGTGATCGGAATGTTGAACTTGGCTGCTTCTTCCCTGACCCAGTCGGCCGCGTTCAGGAGCATGTTGTTGTGCGAGTTCCGCCAGGTCGAGTCCGACCAGGACGCGAACCCGCACAGCTCGGCGGCGACCGACACCGGGTTAGCGTTCCCCTGCGTCCACGCCTTGTTCCCGCGCGAGACGTACTCGCCGCACTTGCCGCGCTTGTCATCGATGCCGACGTGAGAAGAGACTCCTGAGCTGCTGCTGGCGAAGTAGTTCCCCAGGGACTCGTACGTCGTTGCCCCTTCGGCCGTGTGGAGTACGATCAGGCGTACCGAGGAACCGCCCCGGCTGCTGTAGTTGGGGCTAGGAATCCAAACCCTTGTGAGTGTCATCTACTGCTCCTCCGCACCTCTGGTAAGCTGAGCCAGATCTGACTCTGGCCTTTCGTCGTCTCCTGGGTTCGCCCAGAACTCGTGCCCCTCTTCGGCAGGCTCGACTACCGGAGTGACCTGCCGGAGATGCGGCGCTAGTGGATCGCGCGGTGCCTCATCCTCGCGCTTCTCCTCATAATCCATCTTCTCTTCCCTTTCCTCACACAGGGCGGTACCCTGAGGTTTCTCTCGTAAGCATTAATCTTGATCTCATCATATATCGCAGTAGCTACGATAATCCCGACGGCAACCAGGCCGCCGTAGAAGATGGAGTCAAGACTAAACACTCACCTGCTGCTTTTCATATACGAAGCCGAGACCGGTAGCGATTGGAGACCCCGTTATTGACGCCCATCCAATCTGTAGCGCCATGCTTCCGCCCTGACCTATGTTGATGTATCCGGCTGCGAATGTCTGGGACTGAGTCTTCGTACTTTGCGCAGTACCAGGCGTGTTGACTGATCGGGACTGCACCATAGTACTAAGGAGCATCGCCGAGCCGTCAGGGAATATCATGAAATCCATATCACAAAGCCAGTTGAATCCCGCGCCAGCAGGAATACCTCCACTGTCCCCGACCGCCGTAATCGTGTTGCCTTGGTAGGCGAGCTGCCAGTTCATCTGTACGGCGGTACCTGTCGCCTGCGTACCGTTCCCAGCAACCCTGAACCTATGGACTACCGCGCCAGCTGCCGCATCGAGAGGCGGAACGTATACTGACTGGTGTACACTGTAGTAGTTCGTGCTGTTCGCTATGTGAGAGCCTATGTTCGCGATCTTCCGGGGCGTTCGCTGAGTATACAACCTTGCGTCGTACATTGTGTCAAGTACGCCGGTCGAGTGTGCTGTCCACTGCGATATCGGGATCTGGAAAATTCCGGTCGAGTTCTGAGTGAGAGTCGGTGGCACCGGAGTAGCTGCTGCAGTGCCCTTAACGACAATCGGCTGAATGACGGCCGGTGAAGACGTCGCGGCGCGGTTCAGCTGGAGGACAAGATAGTCAATCCGGTCCTGGGATTCAGCAGCTGGAATAGGCGTCGATACGCTCGCATCCGCTCGCCACAACATGCCCTTGATGAGACAGTCACCGGCGCTCATGACGGCATTACGCCCGGCAGTATCGAGGGACGGCACGAAGCTGTTGCTGGTATCAACACCGTCATAAATATTCGCAGCCGAACAGAATGTCTCCCACTCAGACGTAGTCGTCATCTGCGTAAAGGCACTAGGACGAGCATCATACGTAGTCATGTCACTCCTAAAAATCCAGCGCAAACAGGACACTGAAAACTATGATTGGATTCGCTGAAATAGTCACACCCTGAACCGAGAGGTTCCCGGCTGTATCAAGCTGAACGTATGGACTAGTAGCTCCGCTCACACCAGCCGTTGCGCCACATGCTTGCATCTGATTGCTCGTCGGCCGGTAGTTGATTGGGAGTACGCCAAAGATCGCATTGGTCGGAGCTGCTGCCTGGCGTAGCTCGCCATTAAGCTCTAGGCTGCCATTCCTCAAGCCGTAATGGTATGAAACCTGCGGCGCAGGCGCTGCAGCATTCGCCCAGCCATTGATCAGGTTGACCTGCTTCCATGGATCGATCGGGTTCGCGCCTGGTCCTAGGAACACCCACTTAGCGCTGCCAGGATACCAGACATAGACGTTACCAGTATCCGTCTCGATTCCGAGACAGGTATTCGCCGGACTTGGGTGATACTTCGATGTCATGTTGATGACGGTACGCCCAGAGAACTGCCTGATGTCCAGGAGAGTATCATACGTCGTGCCGCCGTGGTGCGCGGTATACTGGCAAATAGGAATCTGCCATAGACCAGTCGGGGTCTGAGAAAGAGCGGGAGGCACAGGCGTCGCAGCAGCGACACCTTGTTGAATGTACGGCGATACTACGGTCGGTGATGTCGACGCGGTACGGGAAAGCTGGAGAGTGAGGATGTCTATCCGGTCATACGTCGGGTCAGTAGCCGGCATTGTATAGGACACATTCGCATCCGCACGCCAGAGCTGTCCTTTGATCTGACAAGAACCGGCCGAGATGGTAAGTGTAGTGCCGCTAATTGACGGCACAAAGCTGTTGGGCCCGTCGATGCCATCCCAGACGCCAGCAGCAGACATGAAGTATTCCCACTCTGCCGTCGTAGTCAGCTGAGTGAAAGCACTCGGCCGTGCGTCGTATGTGCTCATGTCATCTTCCCTTGGCCCGCATATTCTTCTCAAGTTTCTTGATACGCGCAGTAAGCTGATTGGTAAGGGTCTTGCCCGAGGACGTTGGATCAGTAGAGTTCCCTATTGTGGGGATAACATTCAGTATCGGACTTTGTGAAGGATCGGCAGTAAGCTGTACACTAGAAACAACATCAGTATACGATATGAGCGTCGGAGTCGTACGGACTTCGACAGTCACTATATCGCCTAGTACATAATCACGTCCATAAATACAGAACGGCGTATCGGAAGCGGTTACGCCCATGGTAGGCCCGAATGTACCGGAGAACAATTCATTTTGTGCCGTGGTAGTAAGAGTCTTAGCATCCGCATTCGAAGTGTCATCAACATACACCTCAGTCTTAGTCCATGGGGTGACGGCCGAATTAGTCTGTGACACGAACCTATTAACACCTTGTACAAGAGCATCAGTACATGTTGGATCTGTCAAAGAGAAGTTGATGGATGTAAGGTTCCCGAGCTGTTCCGAGAAGTACGCAGTCTGCGACTTATCAACCGGCGTGAAGACGTCGAATGTAAGATTGGTGCCTGTTCTGGTAATCCTAAACCCCATACCTCCAGCAACATTCGTCGGGTAGGCTTGCGCGATAAGCGCGCGTATAACATCGAGCAGGCCAAGATCAACGCCCGACGTGAACTGAACACTATAGTTTACAGCCGGACCACGTCCCTGATCAGTAGCGATAACTAGTGATGGATGTCTACGCGCAGACAATGCACCAGGTCCAGCATTCACCGAAACATAATGCTTGATAGCTGTCTCAAGCGGGACATTGACAACTATATCCTTATTCGATGGACGCTGATGTGCCCAGTCGCTAGTAGGATCTGGATAGCATATCCGGTTTGCGAGTATCTGAAGATAGTCACCACCGGTCAGCATTATAAATGGACCGGAGTAACTACCTGATGGCCCAGATCCCGCGCCGGTCGAGCCAGGCATCGAATCGACGTACCCTGGCTGTTCACATTTGCCACCAAATTCAAACATGTTGCGCCAGTTAACTCTGACGATGAAGTCACCGCCGGTAGCGATTTTCCACAACCAGTCCGAGTACGGCGCTAGGATAGTCCATGTTCCAACCGCATTGTAGTAGAGCGTCGCGGTGACAGTCGCGAACTGGATCATACCTTGACTAACGAAGTTGGTGTTAAGTACATCGACCCATACCGTTTGATCAGGTGGCGCAGGCACGCTCGTGAAAAGCTTAACTGAACAATTGTCAAAATAATATCCCCAGTTAGTCGGCATACCATTTGACATCACGTTAAACGATAGGTTCTGCGATATCGTTCCGGCGAGGGTGCCAGACATAGCCAAGTTATCTATAGCAGTCCATAGGCCATTAGGCGACGGTACCGATCCTATAACCGCGACCGTCGCGGATATAAGTACAGGAGCCCACGAATTAGAAACGCTCACTTTCATATCAACAGTATTAGAAGTAACACTGCCGCCAGGAGCCGTAGCGAGAAGCGAGTATAGTCCCTGCATACCGTACGCAGACGCATACCCCTCAAAGTACGTAGTACAGGTAACCGAAATTGTATCGCTCGCACCAAGCGCCTTCGGGCTCAGGCAAGCGAATACGAACTGCGACACGACATTGCCAGGAGCCGTATTTGACATCACGAGGGTATAAGCATTGCCCTGAGTATCGGTAACTGAGAATGAACCTGATGTAGCAACATTAGTCGACACGATATTAACTAGTGAAGAATCACCAGACGGTATAGTACCATACCCACTTACAATGGGCATATTCGAGAATGCATCAATACCGACATAGTAAGCAGATGAAGCCGCATTCTTCGTTCCGGTTACCGTAATGACTATCGTATGGCTACCTCTAGCCAGAACTGGAGATTCCCATACAATGAAGTTATTATGTAGAGTTGATGAATACGTATCAATAAGGACAGCAGTTCCGCCATCAATTGATATAGATCCTATACCTCTGTTCGTATCGACAGAGAACTGAACGTACAGACTACCGCTCATAGGCATGTTGAAGTTAAGCGTAGCATAATTCCCCGTGATATTCGAGAAGTGCTGCGTACCACCATACCACGTCGCAGGCGGTGTCAAGTTCTGGCCGTTCTGAGTGTTGCCCCAATTACCAGTATAAACTATTGCAGCATTGAAGTCATCATATATCCAGTCCGGATTGATTACCATCGTACCGGTACGATCAGCATAATACGCTACACCTAGTCCAGCATATACGCCCGCGTATCCACCAGTTCCCCCGGAACCGCTGCCTGGATTAAGGTGGGTGAACCCAACCGGAACTACCTCAGCTTCAGTATCATTACCGCCTATCCATAGGACTGCGTGATTGCCAGTCCCTATGGTGACATTCGGGACCGTAGGCGTAGCACTCGTACCGGTATCATCATATACCGTAGCTGTAGCCGTTAGGCCGATCATTGAAAAGACTTCAGACCAGCCATTAATCGCATACCCGGATGTGATAGTATACCAGTCATTGATGGCGAACGTAACAGCAGCATTCGACTGCATCAGGAATACGCGCTGCCCAGTCGGAAGCGCAATGAATGCTATCTGTGAATACGCATTCCCGTGATTATCGGCAATGACTGGTGAACCACTTACCGCGCCGGAAGTACACACCATGATGTATACGTACCGGCTAGCAACTGCCTGCTGAATATTGAAATGCCCGGTAACGACTACAGTCGTAGCACTAAACGTCATGGCACACCATGCAGCTGAACCGGAAGGTAGGGTCGCTGTCGTCGCGACACTGCCTGAACCAGTATTCGTCTGGAACCCGACTGTGACTAGGCCAACACCCTGTCCTTGCGTATTACTCACAAAAGTTGTATTTGATCCAAATGCCGGAGTTCCGCCAGCACCACCGCTGTATATAAAAGTCAAAACAGTCTGAGCGATAGAAGGTAGTGCTCCGGTAGCAGTCGATATCGAAGCACTTGTAGCATGCTCACTATCCCGCAACGTCACCATCGCAGTCAGATTATAAACATAAGTGATTGAGAAATTACATGGGGTTGCAGCATTCGGCGTTACCGTAACAGTACTTGTTCCACTAATCAATGCCTTTGACGGCTGGTTAGCCTGGAATACAAGCAGCGGAACATTAGTATAGCCATCAAGATTTAGTGATCCAACCTGCGTGTAAACATTCCCTGCACTATCAGTTACAGTAGCAGATGAAGCGCCGAATCCTCCCATCGCAACGGCGACGAAGATGCCGCAATTAGCGAGCGAACCACCGCCGGTAACAGTACACGTATGCGAAGTAGCGGACGCGCCAGTGTAAGTGCCTATATTAACACCCTGCGGAATCTCGGCAAACTGGTTGTAAGTATTGATATAATTGATCGATGGCGCAGGTGATGCCCCATAGGCATACGGAATCGTGTGAAGCTCAACGCCCCAGTCAACCGACTTCGTATGCGTCGAAGTAAACGTAGCCGACGCGGGATTAGGTATCGTCTGATTATGTCCGAAATTAGTATCAGTATATGTAAAGCCGTTCGCCTGAAATACCGCGAGCGATGAGGCAACTGCTACCGAGGAACTGAGATTCGTTATGGCTTCAGCATTCCATGTTACTGCGAATCGAGTCTCAAGACCGAACCATGCCTTGCCCGGCGAACCGCCTGGTATCGCAAGATTGTTCATAGAGGAAGTGTCGTCAGGCACTGCCTCGGTAGGTGAATAGAATATGTCAATCTTCGCGTATCCCTTTGATGGATCAGGGAAGACGGTGAAGTTGATCATGACCCATTTGTTCAGCGGAACCGGTTTGTTGCTGGTAACTAGTCCGACGCTAGAGTTGTTGACTATCTGTAGGTAACCGTTAGTCTGAAGAACAAGATCAGCTATAGCTGCGCTCGCAGATGTCTGCATCCTAGCAATGATAACGTTACGCGGCGGGTATGACTGAAAATTAGCTATTTGTGAGTAGGCCTGCCCACTCGACGGTAGTACATTCCAGCCGCCCATCCCGACGTCATTGCCAAATGTATAGGTTTGCCCCCAAGCATTACAGCCCTGACCGGCATACCCAAAAATGCTGAAATAAGCATTAGCATAAGAATTCGTTACATTGTTGAAGGTCGTGTGAGTAGTATCAATAACATTACCAGGAGTACCACCCTCGAAGTACTCGTCCGCAAAGTCCGGGTTAATGAGAAACTGGTCAACGCTCATGCTCGGTTCCATTGATTAAAGTAGCTCATGTTCACCTTCGATGCCGAAGTTGATCCTGGCATAGTTACGCTAATAACGTTCCGGCCGCCTACAAGCGGCCACAAGTTACGTGGCGTATTCATGACTAGCTGACCCCAGACATTAGCTCCTGTCGTAATATTAACAGCCATTTGCTGTCCGCGTTGCGTCACAACCTGAACTTGTTGTCCGGCTGGCACAGCGGTATTCAGAGCCCATGACAACCCTGTCGTCTGATTCGTTATCGTTGGAGTCCCCGGTCCTGTAATAGTCCAGGTAGGCCACGCAAGCGCGGTACCATTATTCGTAACAGTGTTGGTCCCAAAAACAGACGGACTGCTAAGCTGGACCGGCAACTCAGGAAGAATACCAGCACCCGCAGCAGGCATCGAAAAATTGACCTGAGTAGCAGAAAGATCACTCCAGAACGGATTCGGCGTTTGAAGAGCAAGCGTATACAGCATCGTATTGTTCTTGCCAACATCAGGATTATCGAGTCCGGTCAGTGTAAATACGTTGATCTGCCGAGTCGGGCCGTTCGGAGGGAACCGCTGAATTATAAGCGTGCCCGGAGTCGGTACCTCGTTACGACGACATATGAACGCACGTACAAAATTGTCAAGTAGCGTGTAGTAGTCGTGCTCATCGTCTGATGAAGGACGAGCTAGCAGAATGGCTAGACCAACAGTACCAGGCTGAGGTAGATATGTGATCGGAATAGCCGTACCGTCAAGCATCGGAAGTGTTTGCATCATGACAGGGAAGCCGTCGATACCGGAGATAGCCGAGCAGCAATACCCATTCGCCATCGTGTAGTCGGAGAAGTTCCAGGTGTTCCCGTCTGGATCGACGTACGATATGTTTAGCGGTACCGGAGCTACTGACACTATGACCGCCTCCCCTGTCTTTGTAGAGCGCCGTTCCTCATCTCCATAAGCTTAAATGCCGTCTGAACATGACCCTCGATAACTGCGCCGGTCAGTCCGTCGAAGTGAGCGTGATACTGCGTACCACCCATACGATCAAGCTGATCCTGGGTGAATATAGCTTCTGGCTTACCGGTACGGTTCACTGCCATCGTTACGCCCGGAGGTAGCCATCCCCCAAGGTCATACCCTGACCCACCGCCAAGCTGTCCTCTACCGGGGCCTATCCCGACGCCGCGAGTATGTACCGCATAGTTAAGCGCAGCAGCAATATTCGCAAGCGGATCGTAGATGTCCCATGATGTACCGGGAACGTGGAACGCCGCGAACGTAGTGCCAGTAGTCTGCATAAGACCGCGCGACGGATTACCGGCCCTAGCATTAGAGTCCCATGTATTGACGATATTCGGATCGCCGCCCGACTCAGTTTGCATCTGACGTAGAACAAGATCTGTGTATGCCGAGGGGAGATGCGTTATAGCAAGCGCCTTCAACACAGTATTGCGCCACTGCTCTACGCCCGCGCCGACCTTGCCAGCTGACTTCCCGGTTATGAAGTTCCAGAAGCCGCCAAGAATATTAGCAGCCGCACCGAGACCGCCCTTCAGTGCCTTCTGCCCCCATCCTAGGGCGCTGCCAATAGCATTCATGGCCGCCTTTGGGAGACCCTTTTCAGATAGCAAGCCCTTAGACACATACGATAGAATCGCATGTGGCCACGACCCGAAGATCTGCGCGATGAAGTGGCCGATCTTCTTGCCTTCGCCCATCATGCCGTGTATGATACCGGTGATAAGATTCGCGCCAATAGGATGCATCTTCTTCGCAGGCGACGAAATCCCGAACACGCTCTTGATGCTTGTGAGGATTGGCATATAGACATTGTCATGGAACCACTGGTTGACGCTACTAGCACCCTTGAAGAAGTCAGATACGCCAGCAAGCAATCCATTGACGATATCCTTGCCGGCACCAGTAAGCCAGGTCACAGCATTCGAGAACCAGTTACTGAAGTTCTGCGGTATCGTCTTGGTGAAGAAGTTCGAAACAGTAGTCCAGGCCGTCTTGATGCCATTCCACATACCGGTTATGATATCAGAGCCGGTCTTCTCCAGCCAGTGAATCGCATCCCAGAACCAATTCGTAAAGTTCTGAGGTATCGTCTTGGTGAAGAATGGCACGATATCAGTATTCCAGATTGTGGTTACACCATTCCACAATCCAGTAATCAGGTCTTCGCCAGTTTTCTCAAGCCAGTGTATTGCGTCAAAGAACCAGTTATGGAAGTTCTGTGGAATAGTCTTTGTAAAGAACGGCTTCACATATCGGTTCCAGCCGTACGCTATCTTACCGCTCAATAGAGACATACCATGAACAGCAACGTTATAGGCCGTTTCGAACCCATGACCTATCATAACGCCTATGTTCGCAATATGTCCGGCCGCTGGCCCGAGCGCAAGCCACTTATTAAGTTCGCCAGGAACGCTAATGCCAGGCTTTACATTCGTTCCTGGATACGGAACCGCCGGACCAAGTATTGGCGCCTTGGCAGCTACCGGCCCAACGAACCCAGCAGGTACACCAGGTTGTCCTGGAGTCGTAGGCTGTACAATATTCCCAGATGTCAGGAAACTCATAGCTCCATGAAGTATGTCGTGAAGAACTCCACCACCAGGAATACCGCTAGCCGCTACATTAGACGGTACACTCGGGCCTATGAAGGTATGAGTCAGTACTGGACGAGCACCAGTTACCGGACCAACAAACGGAGTTGAGATCTTAGCAGGCGCACCAGCCGGAGGAGTGGACGTAGCCTTCATCAAACCATGCCACAAAGATGAACCTAGGTTGTTAAACCATTGATCAGACAGCGGTATCGCTCCACCAGCCCCGCCTCTACTTTGCGCAGCCTGCCCGGTCTTGACTACTCCATACCCGGGAATCAGCGTCCACTTGAGTATCGCCTCAAGCAATGGATGCTTCTCAATATACCCGGCAATTTTCGCTCCCCAGTTGACGATATCAATAGCAAGAACGACAGCCTTTGATAGGAAGTTGATCATATCAGCAAACACTTGTGGATTTTTCGCAATCGTGTTCGCTAGATCATCAATTGCCTTAGCAAAGGATGCCATGTTACTAGCCAGAACGGTAGTCATAGATTGTAGCATGAGCCCGAAAGCATTCGCCACATCAATGATCGCCTTCTGAACTCCAGGCTGCATAAGCGCCTTGATAAAGGCATCGGCAAATTGCTGGAACGCTGGAGCAATATCCTTCATAGCCTGAACGAAGGTCGGCGTCAGAGTCTTCATCAAGCTACCGGCGAAGTTGAGAATTTGAGTGAGAACCGGAACTAGGGGCGCTCCTGACTGCTTAAGGAATGACGAAAAATCCGCACCGAAATGAGCTTCAGGCTTAGCAAGCTTGCCACCCATCTGAGCGCCGATAATCCCAAGGCCAAGGATACCGGTGCCCATAGTACCAATTATTATGCTACCAGCCGCCTGTAGGATAAACGGCAACACGGCGATGCCCGCAGCAACCATAGCCGTAATAGCTGCAGGTGACGTGAGAAGTCCTGAGAGACCCATGCCAGCACTCTCGCCACCAGAGGCAACTTCCCCGGCTACTCCGCCAGCGCCACCGCCGCCACCGCCCCCGCCGAAGAACCCTGTGAATCTGTCAAAAAGACTCGAAAGGCTGCCAAAGATACCGGTACCCGCCGAGGTTGCGCCCGATAGGCTGTTCGCAGCATTCTCAAGACCCGATACATCCTTTGATATGGTAGAGAGTAGACCACCCTTCGTAGCGCCTTGTGGCCCAATCCCGCGCAGCTTATAGAGGATGTCCAAAGCCTTTTGCGAGTCGTAGCTTATGTTGAGCGGCATGTCTTTGCCGGCTTCGAGCTTGAGCCTCTTCAGGTCAAGCATGATACGATCGATCTCGTGAGCCGCTTTTGTCGGATCTATCAGTTTTGAATCATAGATCTCCTTGATCCTGACGCGTATACCATCAAGTCTCTGATCGAGTTGCGTCGAGTCGGCGTCAAGCTGCGCTTTCGGTAGTGAATCAAGCGCAGCCTTTATACGCCTCTTGAATTCCTTGTCGAACGCACCTCCTGCTGAATCTCCTGACTTACCCATCTTGTCGGTGATTGCCTTGCCCATCTCCGTTCCGGCTTCATCGCCTATAGCCCGAGACGGCTCGACAATCTGCTGCCGCATCTTCTCATCCCAGCCTCTAGCGTCCGGCACGACGCCGACTGAAACTGATCCTACGACGATATCAGTCATCGGGCACCTCCAGGAAGCTAGGGCTGTTCATCAGTTTGCGTATCTCGTTGTCACTCATGTCCCTCATGCGCGGGTCGAGCGCCCGGACATCACTCATGCGCAAGATCTTTCGACCCCTACGCTTCGTACCACCAGGACGACGAATAGGCTCAGGCCGCCGTATGTTCCCAGACTTTGAGTTTACTGAAGCATACATCCAGCTCTGGTGCCTAATCTCATCAATCAGGGAAGCTAGGAGTGTCTCAACAGTACTCCAGGGAGCCTGTGCTGGATCACCAGCCGACGCATCAAGCTGCTCTTCCGGCGTCCGATTCCGAATCGCAGTATTCAACGCACCCTCCGGCGGAAGAAATTCGACTAGCACTAGCAGCTTACGCCACGAAAGTTCCGCGCCGAGACTAGCCAGAGCTATACCATAATAGCGCTGTAGATCTGCCTCTACCTCCTCCGGGAATTCTGTGGTGATCCAGAGCGCTTTCTGGATTTTCCCATGTTCATCCGAGACTGCCTACCGCACTCGTTGAACACTGCCTCGACCTGGTAGTTACGCAGGTCGGCTGCGACCCATGTCTGGAACTCCGCATCGTCATCGATGACCTCGCGAGCCCACGTGTCCCAGTCACCGGCCGCCGCCGCACGCATCGCGGTAGATGACCAGCTCTTGGCATGGGACACGTGAACGATCTTGCCGTCAAGCTTGACCGTTGTCGGTTCGCCGACGACCTCCTTGCGCAGGATCTCGTCCATGAGGTCCAGGTCGATGTCGACGGAAACTTCTTCTGGGGTTACCGGTCCCAGTCCCAAGTCCTCACTCATCACGTGAAGTACGTCGTCATCGACTCGCCGTAGTTAATCGTCCGCTGGACGACCGCGTTGGTGGTGGTCCCGATCGTGCCGGGGTAGAACGTAACCGTCATGTCTGTCATGACGATGTCGCCCTGCTGGACCTGGTCGTTGCCACGCGCGGTGACCTTCGCGAACGGCGCGTACAAGCGCTGTCGCTTCGCGCCGTCGATTGAGTCGAAGATGAATGAGTACCGGTTGTCGGCCGGTGGGTCCGGCAAGATGTACGTGACCGAGTTCGCCGGCAGGGCCGTGGTCGCGGTCGTGGGCGGCTTGAGCGGCGAGGACGTCACCGGGAAGACCGGTATGTCATCGTACAGGGAACGAACGTACGGATTGAGCGCCTCCAGGAAGGTAGCCTGAGCCGTCTTGACGCCGCCGGTAAGGATCGACCGCACCGGCGTCAGCAGCCCGGCTGCCGGGATGTCCTTGATGGTCTCGTCGAGCTTGAAGATGTAACCGGCTACGTCGGCCCATCCACAGCACTTGTAGACGCCGACACCGAGCGAGGATGGGTCCTCAAAGCCCGTCGGCGGCGATGCGTTGTTCGGCTGCCCGACCCAGATGACGACATCCCCGGCCGCGTAGAGCATGTCGGAGTTCTTGTACGTGCCGGTGGAAGGGGTAGGCAAGCCTGCGAGCGGAACGGGAAGGTCATAGGCTTCTGCTGCTGAGTCTTGCTTTGTAGGTGACATTACATTCCTCCTAGGAATGAGTTTGAAGTTCGTATGTTGCGGAATAGCGGACGTAGTTTGGGTTCACCTCTGGAAGTTGTCTAGGACCAGTTATAGTTGAGGCGTGCTGTATAACTCCTCCGTTCGGTGCCATCGCGCTCATGAGCGACAAGATTTGCGATTGGATATCCCGCGCAGCAGCAGAGACATTCCCAACCTGGGGCTTAGGTCCAAATATATCAATGTCAATAGTAGGCCGGTCAAGTCCTATATGTTTATTGCCGCCGCCGGTACGCCGGATAAGTACAGTTATCGTGTCAGGATTCGACGCCGGCATGATCGTAGCAAATCGATAGCTAGGATTCGCCGGGGCAAGCAATGTGAGCAACATCGTCTCGGGATCAGGGAATACTGGAACAGTCATCGCCATCACCCGTTGAATGGGCGGAACGCCGCCCGTGCTAGAATGTGTTCCGGCTCAGCGCCCCAGTGAGCGAACTCTACAAAGAACGCTTCCGGCGCGTCATTGTAGACAAAGGCTTCCGCTCTATCGAACGTAGCACCTCCATCAGTATGTGACTTCACCTTGAAGCTTGCCTTGTAACGCCCTGGGTGTGGATCATCCTTCCCGGTATAGATCGGAGCAATAACCTCGGCACGCATACGGATCTCTTCAGCATGCATTTCCATTGCGCGAACCATGTCGTGTGAATTAAGCATCTTGTGGACGCCATCAGGCTTTGCGGTAAACGAGGCATCAGTCATACCGTCACGCCCGTAATCCGAGTCACATTGATCCGGATGGGAGATTCCCGCCCGGAGAATGGTGACGTCCAGTAGCTCGGCTCACCCTGGATCTCGTAAGTGTCCCCGTTGTAGATTACCGCGTCGAGCGCGGTAACAACAATACCAGGCGGGAAGAATATGGTATCTGTCTGAGAAACCTGGTCAGTGAAGATAAGATTCTCGGAACTGCCGGCAGGGACGAACACGCACTGCGGAACCTGGATCAACACATCGTTGTATACGTCATTGCCGTACTCATCCAGCGTACCGCTCAATACCCGCCGCACCAGTGTCATGGACACGGCGAAGTTCTTCATCACCACCCACTGCCAGTCGATAGGCATAACTTCACCTCCTCCGCAGGCGCGGAATCAGAATCAGGCAATACGACCTCCGTCGTGAGCGGGTATCTAACCCCGCCCACGACAACCACGCCGGAGATCGTCACTGTCACGGAACGACCGCTGTGAACACTGATGGATCGGACGTTGAGACGAATGAGAGACCGGAGCAAACCGGCACCTCGTACGAGACGGACGCGGCCGGAGTCCCTGGCAGCGTGATCGAGGTTGAGACGTCCTGACTGACGCCGCCGACCACGACCGTGCCGGTGATAGACACGGTCTGCGGAGAGATCGGGTCGTTCCCATCAACAGTGTACGTAACGGTAACCGTGTCGCCATGGTTCGGCGAACTCGGCGCGGCATTCATAGCGCAGCTAACGGTCATTACAGCTTCACCTTCATTGTTCCGTACGATTGCCTGTAATCTTGTAGAGCGGTCTTCATACCGGCATCGATGAGCGCGGCATTCAATCCCGCGCCGGACGTACGACGCATCGAGAACGAGTAAGCCCCAACAGACTCACTCATCAGAGTTGCGGACTGCGTAGGCGTCGCTAGCTCGGAGCAGCACGCGTTGCACAACACGGCGACGACGTCAGCCGGGACGTCAGCAAATCCATGCGCGCCGGTGACCGTGAATGAGCCGCCCCACCAGAATGTCTCTTCGTACCAGATCTCCGGCAGGTTGATGATGCCGGATAGCGACGGGTTGAACACGGTGATCTTGTCGACAGCATCAAAGTGGTACCAGGTCACCTGGATGTCCTGGATACCAGGCGTGCCGGATAGCGCCACAATCTTATCGATCGACTGAATCGGCTTCCATGACGTCAGCTTGATGATACCGCCGTCGGCCGTGGTCGTGATCGTGTCGCTGGTGTAGTACAGGAAGTCACGCCGACAGTATCGGCGTAGGATACCTGACCCGTCGTCAAGCAGTCCTTGCACACGCGCGGCTTCCACCTGGTTGAGGTTGCGGCCCAGCCTCGCCGCGATATCATCGGGCGTGGCAAGGCTGGGCAGCGTTCCCATGACTGTTACTCCTCTCCACCATTCGTGCGGGTGCCGCGCCGAGAGTGCGACCTGGCAGGAGTACTTGCCTCCTCCTCGGCGGCATCCTCTTCATTGACGACCGCCCCCTCGACGGCGGCCATCGTGCCACCGGGGTAGGTGCCGATGACGTTGATTGGGGCGGACGGCGGCGGCGTCGTGAAGCCCTTGGCCAGAACAGTCCCGAACGGCCACCGCTGGGTAATCGTCTTGCCCTTGTTCAGGACGGTGACGGGGTTGACGGTCGCGTAGGCGAGACGCATGACCATCCGCATCGCCACAGCGTCCTGCTGCATGAGGTTGAGGATGACCTTGCCGGTGTCGTCCGAGATGACACCCTCGGTGAACATCTTGAAGGAGATGTCCTGCCGCATGCCGATGATGGCCTTGGAGAAGTCGCCGCAGAGCAACGTCGCACCGGACGTCAGCGTCGGCATCTGCCATGAACCGTTGTTGACTTCCGAGAGCGGGTAACCGTAAAGCGTGCCGCCCGGCTTGCCGGTCATGTCCGGCTGGTAGATCGGGATGCCCTGAGCCGACCGGATTCCGACCAGCTTCCAGTTCATGCCCGGCATCGCAGCGAAGCCCGAGAGGGTGTACCCGGTCTGAGCCATCATCTGGCCGAGAGTCGAGACATCCTGACCAAGGTCAACGCCCGCGCCCTCAAGGACGTAGTGCTGAGAGTTACACGCGCCGACGTAGACAGACTCGCCCCAGGTAGTCGGCTTGTTGATTCCCCACAGCACGGCCGAGTCGATCAGCGCCCCGACCGCTTCGGTGATCCTGGGCTGAACCTGCGCCCAGAGCGGCACCTCCGCATCGTCAAGGTATGCGATCGGGATCGGCACGATGCAAGCGAGTTCCTCGACGACCATGATGACGTTCTGCCATGCCATCTGGGTCGTCTGCTTCATGCCGGTGTCGCCGCCGACCCAGTACGCCATGGGCAGCACGTCGAGCACTGGCATGCGCTGGGTCTTCGAGGACAGGGTCGTCCGGTTCATGAGCGTGAGTGCGGCGGAAGCCTTTGGGGCTTCCTGGATAATGGTCGCAGCAAGGGGCTGCGGCACGAGAGGGTCAGGAGTTCCTGAACTCCTGAAGATACCCTCGTTGTAAACGCCAGCCATTGAAGGCCCTTCCGCGTCACAGCGGAACTGTAACGCTACGATCCGTGGAGCAGTTGGCGGAACCATTGCTCTGGTGTGTTTGGCGTTGCGCCAGCTGGGGCCGAACCCGGCCTCAAGGACTCAACCGGCCGTGCGGCCAGTTGCTGTTGCGGCGCAGCGCCGTTCCGGTTCGCGCCTTGACCGACTACTAGCTCCCCAGAAGCTACCTTGTCGGCTATGAGCTGTTCCGCTATCTCCTGAGCCATCTCTTCGATTGATGTCTGGAGTAGCTCTGCTCGCTCATTGATCTCATCGTCCGTTCCGGTGCCGAGGATATCAATGAGTTCCACGGGAAGGTTGTGAGCGGCCGCAGCCATGACGCGAGCGTGCGTTGCCAGCGCTTCGTCACGAGCTGCTTCCGCTTCCCTCTGTGCCGCCTGAGCTTTCTCAAGCTCAGTCATATTGGCCTGGTCGATGGTCTTGAGCCGAGCCGCCGCTGCGGAGTTCTCCTTGGCCCGCCGCTCGTTCTTCTTGGCCATTTCCTTCCAGTGGACTACCTGGGCAGCAAGATCCTCATCGGATTGCGCCCCTTCGCCCTGACCTTCGAGCTGGCCGGTTGTGCCATCAGCGTCGTCAGTAGAGCCTACGCCTGCCGTTCCGGCTGGAGAACCTTGCCCCGTTGCGGGGCCAGTACCGGCATCTCCTGCGTCTGCGCTCATCAGCTACACTCCCATCGTACCTAGCGCGATTATACTACGGCTTCGCTCCCGCGTCTAGCCCCTCTTTTTCCGAGCTTCCGAGAGAGATTCTTCCAGGCCCGGAGCATGCCCGGGCCATCCTCCGGTTGCGCGCCTATGTAGATTGGCGCACATCCCCTTGACCATCGCGGCCGGCACGTACTTGCCAACTACCGCGAGGCAGGTATCAAAGTCACCGGGAACTCCCCAGTGAAGCTTGGCCGCTCCGGCTCCTTCAGTCCAGTACTTCAGGAGCTGAGCCGGCATATTTGAATGCTCTTCTGACTGAGCCATCACACAGCCTCCACTAGCAGTATCCCGAACCCGACCGTACTCCTGTTGCTGTACTGATCGATTACGTCGATCCTCCACCACTGTGATCCGACTACGCCATTGTCGGCCGCCGGGATCAGGAACTGCGACATCGTCGCCGTCTGGTTGTTGGGATCATCAACAACCTGCGCCGTATACACCTTCGTCGTCGGGTCATTGTCCGGAACCGTCCGGTCAGTCTTATAGTAGAACTCCGACTTTGCTCCGGCAGTTCCTGATGGAATATTCGGATAGTGCGCAGTCACCTGGATGTCATTCCCCTGTGGGAAGTACATAGCCATCTGCTGGACCGGCATCGCGGTCTCTTGCGGAAACTCCATCGTGACAGTCATGCTTCACCCCATATTCGTCGTTAGCGTAGCCGGAACTACCTCGGCATATATATCAGCATCCACAACATCAGCATCAACTAGAGCAGGAATGACTTCGGCATAGATCGTAGCTTCAACACCCTCGACATAAATACCAGCAGGTACCGTACACACAAAGATAGTCGCCTGAATATACGCCGGGAGATCAGTCGGCTTGAATGGAGGATTGATATAGGCATGAGCATACGAGACGGTAGAAGACATACCATCTACCGCATTAAAGTCGACAAGCGATCCCGCGCCAGATGATATCGTTGCCGACAGGCCATCGATCTCTATCACGAGTACGATGGAGCCATCGCCATCAGTAACAGTAACCGACGACCCGTCAATCGCAATATCTAGGACAACCGAACCTGACCCAGCCGACCCCGTAGCTGACAATCCGGAGATGAGTATCTCAAGTCCTATAGCACCATATGTCAGGGAACTAGTCGTCGAGGCTCCAGAAATCTCCTCCTCAAGAGCGACGACGCCTACTGCATCAGATACGGTTACAGACGAACCATTGATCACATAAATGTAACCAAGCGTTCCGCCGCCCAGGCTAACAGTCGCCGACGAACCTTCTATGAGTATTTCGAGTGATACCGTGCCGGAGCTAACAACAACTGCAGACGATACACCTGACACCGGCGAGACGGTCCCAAGCGTGCCACTTCCGGAAGATACAGAAGACGAACTGCCTACGATAGCATAATCATACGCGACAGTGCCATACCCACTAGAAGCCGTCGAGGATGCCCCGAAGATAAGCGCCTCAAGACCCATGGTCCCGGTAGCGACAGAGACCCCTGATGAACTACCGCTAACCGCCATGACGGTCGTAAGCGCAGGTCCGCTAGACGCAGAAAGAGTAGAGCTTATGCCACTAACATCGATAATCGGGCTGCCAGCTATATCAGCAGTGCCTAGCGCATACCCGGCCGACGTAGCCGACAATCCGGACAGTACCGAGTTACGAATGACCGTGCCGGAAGCAGTCGATACGGTAGCGGAACTGCCTACTAGTACAGGCACATTCGACAGCGTGCCACTAGTACTTGATACTGAAACAGACGTACCGGCTAGAACACCCGTAGCAGTAACGCTCCCGCTACCACCACTTGCGGCCGTGGATGAACCAGCCAGTACGCCCAATCGGACAACGGTGCCGTTGGCGCCGGACACCGTGACCGACGATCCGGTAAGTGCGCCCAAAGCAGTAAGCGAGCCGCTCGTACTTGACGCAGTAACTGATACGCCCGACGTAACGGCATTTAGAACAACCGACCCACTCGCCGCAGCTACGACTACCGGAGCCGTGAACAACATACGAGTCCACGCAGGTGCGCCACCCGTAAAGCTGCTCGACACCGATACGCCGCTAGCGTTCGGCGCGCTCTGCCATCCTGCCGACATAAAGCCAGCAGAGTTCCCATTAATGGTACCCGAACCACCAACTAGCGAGTTCGTCGGCGCATTCCAGTTATTCAGCAGCGACCAGTTATACTGGATGGCCAACACACTTTGCGGGAACGTCCCTGAGAGCGGGCCTGTTGAAGTTACCAGCGTAGCCGGGCCAACACCATCCTCGCCATCCACAAGCGAGAACCCCATACATCCGGGTATCGCTAGCGCCATCATATCGCACTGAGCGTTCGAGCTAGGCACCGCCGTGATGACGCTACCGCCTACGAACGGCTGAACCGGATTCTGAGCCTGCCACACCTGACAGTACGCAGTCGTCCCGTTGATAGCGTGATTGCCTATAAGCGCATAGACGTTCCCAACAGTATCCGTAAGCGACGTACACACGACGCCGTTCTGGCCGAATGCCGTAACAACTACAATCTGTGCTCCGGCCGGGGAAGCCGTAACTGTACACGCATGCGCCGTCGTCACCGGACCATTGTGTGTCCCGAGTACTACAGGGACTCCACTACCAGTAGGATTAACTCCGGTAGCCGACAACCCGGATATCAGCGCTACCCTGCCAACCGCACCATTAGCTACAGATACCGTAGAAGCTGACCCGCTTATGCCAAATGCCGTAGACGCTAGGCCTGTAGCATTCATAGCGTACCCGGAATTTGACATACCGGATATAGCGCCGATAGCAGTAACCGCGCCAGACGTAGAAGCGACAGCCAGTGCCGTACCGGATATGACGCCGATATCATAGAACGTACCCGCGCCAGAGCTAGGCGTCACGGCCGAGCCGTTTATGCCCATCACATTGACGAGTACGCCGGTAGCCGTAGGCAGCGGATTCGACCCGTACATAAACGCATCAAGGATCAGCGTATGCCCGGACGACGACGGATTGCCGGATGCGGTGCCCTGGTACGTAAGCGTATGCGTACCGTACGCAAGTCCACTAACTGAATAAGTTATGACTTTAGACTGAGCTGTGGGACGGTACATATCGACCTGTACCCCGGCTCCGCCATCTAGCACCATCGAGGCGTAGCCCTGGTCAGGCCCCAGGTACCCGTAAAGCGCTACCCACGTTCCGGTGAACGTCAATGTACATGAACCGCCGCCTCCAGTCCAGTGATACGTACCATTCAGGAACCGAGAGTCGGCCGCTACCGGAACCCATTGCGACCCAATAGCAAGATTAGGATTCCCGCTAGCATCATCAATAAATACTGTCTGCCCGGAGAACCCATCCAGTTCCTGTCCAAACAACGTAGCCGGGAGGTTCGGGAGTATGCCCCAATCTGAAACAACGAAAGCGTCAATCCCAATATACGTACCACTCGATGCCGAGTTCTTCGAGCCAGTTACCGTCACCGTCACCGTATGCATACCTGGCGTAAGCGGAAGTACCGGCGACCGTACTGTACCAGGGGCAGTAGCGTACGTATCAAGAACAATAGGAGGACCACTATCAAGGACAATTTGAGCTATGCCCCGGTTAACGTCGGTCGTGAACTGTACCTGTAGCTGATTACCGGCACACGAAAAGGCAGCAGTGTTATTTGTTGTATTCGAGTAGGACTGTGTTCCGTTATATGCTCCGCCACCTACCGAGTTATGAGTCCACGTGCCTGTGTAGGTAATAGCAGAACTAGGGTCGTCTGTGAATGCCTCATATAGCACAACTCACCTCCTAGGCAGCCTCACCGGAAGCATGATGACCCGCGACACACGTACAGGAACAATCCCTCCATTCACCGCACATTTACGGCAGATCGCCCCGCCTGCCGAGACGATCGCCGCATGTACTGGACATAGCCATATCTGATCACAGTGCGAGATCACAACGCATATGCGATGATACTGTGCGGTAGGTGTAGCGCCACAGATTGTATCCGGACGCACCACAGCTTCGCACGGCGGGAACCGGGGAACCTTCAGATCAAAGACCTGAGGTTCTAGCTGTAGACCCATGTCACACCTGGCAGATGAACCCGACGCCTGCCGCGCCGGTGCCGGCGGCGGCTTGTAGCGAGTCCCCGATTGCCGGGGTACGTGTGGACGAGAGCAGGAATGCTGCGATCGTGTGGGCCGCAGTCCCGGACACCGCGTCGCACGCGATGCCCCAGACGCACGTACCCGGCGCGGCCGTGAATGGCCCCCAGGTAATCTGCGCCGAGTTCCAGAGCTGTGACGGGGACGCCGCCGATGCCGCCGTGGGGTTGAAGTTCTGCCGCGCGTAGCCGGATGCCGTCGGGTACTCGTTGATCGTTGCGCCGGCCATCGAGACCTCGGTAGATGCGAGCGCGCCAACCGCCGTGGTCGAGAGCGCTAGGTAGGTGTTCGCGACCGCAGGCGACTGCGCCTTCAGGAACACCGCATTGAGAGCCTGCTGCTCCGCGTACTGGAACATCTGTCCTTGAGATAGGTTAGGCATCCTACTTCTCCTAAGCTGGTAGGAATTGGTTGTCGAATAGAATCGGATCGATCGTTGTGATACGACCCAGCCCCGTGGAGTCTGTCCACTCGATGATTGGCCATCCTGAGTCGGCATCGAACTCGATGAACTCCACCTCGGTGCCATCGTGAAGATCCAGATTGTGCATCTCGTCAGTAAGCGCTGAGCCTTTAGCCTGGCGCCCATAACCGTACACGTCCTGGTTGTGATAAATGAACTTATCACCCATGACCGGCTTCTCGCCCATCACTTCTTGCCCTTCTTGGTCCAGGTATCGGGGATGTCCTTGCCCCACCCCTTCGCCTTGGCCACCCTCTTGATGTAGCGCCGGACCTTCTCGTGCTCGGCCGGGGTATTGGGCCTAGCACGTCCAACCGCCTTGATGGCCGATGCCAGGGAGTTCGGCCCCGTCCGTGCCTGGATCGGGAACCTAGGCGAGTTGGACTTGTTGGTTTGCGACGGCGGCATTGCCTGCCCCTTGGCCTGTAGGCGTTGCCTGAGCTTCTGTCCCGCTACCGCCGTTCCCGCTGCTGCCATTTCTACCACTCCAGTACTTTTCCCAGGCCGCTACTGCGTCCTTGCCACTCTTTCCTGCCGTCTCTCGCGACCATTCAGAAGCAAGAGCAAGATTAGCCGAATGCTGGCCCTGAAATACCGCGCGAGCCAGGCACTGGCAATTATCGTGCGCATGGAATACAATCGTCCCTGCCTTATGTACACCACCGCTAGCAGCAAGCCCAGAACAATAGCTACAAGTCCTAGGCTCGACAATACGTTCCCAACCCAATGCGCCGTTGTCATTCGCGACTGCATTTGTTACCGTATCCCGCCCACCATTCAGCACTACGCGAATGCTGTTGCCTATAAGATAACGCATAGCCATCTTAGATGCGATGGCCGGTTCGTAACCATTCCCAACGAAGCTGAGGAATTTCTGTAGCCCCGTATTCCGAGTTAGTACCGAGAGGTAATCAGGGTTTAGGTACGCTCCTGGCACAGACGTGCCATAATACCCGGCAACTGAACGCGATAGGCCGTAGTACTGCGCAGCATCCGCAGCAGACATCCCGTGATTCAGGTCTACGATGCCCTGTATGATTGGTTCGAGCGTCTTCCATGTAGTGGCGAAGTTATTAGGATCAACAATAGAAGCCCACATACCAGCAATCGATCGCGACACTCCTTGCGCAATCATATTCTGGTTGTTCCTGTATCGCACAAACAGAACACCGCCTGTTTGCGCCGACGTACTAGGAAGCCCGTTCACGGTCCAGCCCCAATAGCAGGCGGCGCACCAGGAACAGCGCCGGGAGTTGGACCAGGCGGGAGCTGTCCGCCCGGAGGAATGGGAGCGCCAGGAGGAGCACCAGGAGGCATAGCACCGGCACCAGCCGCAGCTGCCTGCTGTTGCGCTATCATCTGTTGTACGATCTGCTGAGCTTGCTCCCTCTGGTATGCCAGCTGCCACGACGCGACGTCATCTGACGTAGCTCCAGGCACTCGCGACCACAACTCCTCAGCAGGCACGCCAAGCATCTGCGTCAGCTTGCCAAGCGCATCAATCGTCGCCGCGAAGGACCGTGCTGACGTGTCGCGCCACAGAATTGTGCCGAACAGGTCATTCCATCCGGCAGTGTTGCCCTGAGCTAGACACGTAAGTCTGAAGACGTTTCGCCAGGGATCTGTCTGTCCCGCTTGCAGTTCTTCAATCTTCCGGTCGAGTCCGTCGCGAGCAGCTGCGAGCGCTTCTGCTGACATATTTGCGACCTGTCCCAAAAGATGATACGGCGGAATCTGTGAGACAGTTGACATATGCCGTATTCCATCTTCTCGCACGAGAGAGTATGGCTGGAGTGCGGTTTCACCAAATTCTCCAAACTTCGTTGTCGGATCGTCCGACGCCCATACGCGGTCAACGCCCGGCCGGAACGGCATAGTTTCCCGGCCATCCTCATCGACCGGCGACATACCGGAGACATACCGCTGCCTGAACGCAGCGAACTGCGTCGAGATCATCAGGTTGAACGTGTCGAAGTTGATCTGGTCCTGGATCGGCATAAGCGGCTCGATCTCGCCTATACAATCCTCTTCGGCATCCAGGTCAACTTCATACAGGAACCGCACTACCGGGCATATACCCATCTCATGCGCCGAGATTACCTGCTGCCCGTTGAGCAGAACATCACCTGCTTCCGCAAGATGGATGTTGGCCTGAGACGGATCGACAGCGGCATCGCCGGTTAGTATGTACCGGTTCGCTTCATCATAAACGTACACCAACATGCGTGCTGTGCCATTAGGCATGTTGACGACGTTCACCTCGATTGCGAATTGCGGCCACTCATCATCTATATCGTCAGCATAGAATGCCGTCATCCTACGCGGGCTAACCGGCCGGATAACCGGCACGTTAGCAGGCTGCTCTTCGTCCGAGGTAAGCTGTCCAGGCAACACAACGGTGTACGCAGAACCGTACTTGATGACCGCGCGATGAACGCCGTGCTGCCGAGACACCATCCGGTTCGCGCGGAACGCATCCCATTCCGGAGTAGGCTTCTGCGGAGATGCCATCTCATTAGCCGTCGTGCCGGTCGGCTTGTATCCGTCCACATGGAGGTTCTCTGAGATAACAGAGATGATGAGAGGCAAAAAGTTCCGCCGTGCCTTCTTGGCTATCCACCGGTACTCAGCATTAACACCGCGCGGGATGTAGGGTGGGTCTTGCCGGCCACGTACGTAGTTCCCGATCCGGCGCAGCCTATTCTGTTCAGCCTCTCGCGACGCAAGAGCCTTTTGCGTCGTCTCCACTACCTGATTCGTCCCGATGATCATGAAAAACTCCATACTCTGCGCTTGCCGCTCTTGGCTGCCATAGCCCGGCGTTCCTTGTACGCTTTAGATCCGAGTACAAGCCGACGAGCATGCCTCGCGCCAATCATACAAACACAGGCGTCGATTTTCTTTGGCGACTTAGGTGCTTCCTTACCAATACTTATGCCCCAGCGGTTCGGCCGACGCCGAGCATTAACAACGTGCCGTCCTAGCGCCGAGTCTCCATCATGCCAGAATACTGGATCACCCGGAGACTCGATTTCGCTAAGCACCATCTCGCATGCCTGCGTAAACTCCGCAGTATGCGAGCGCATATCCCATGCTACAGGCTGTGGATCACGCCCAGAAGGGACAGCCCATATATCAAGGCCCTCTTCAAACCACTCACGCCACGTAATCTTCGTTGACTCTTCCCACTCATTGACGTCCGCGAAGAATGCGCAAACATTCCACTTCTCTTGTGCCGACCGTATAGCAAAGTGGACTTCATCAACCGGTACATTACGCGTACCCAGCGGCTCCCAAACACCAAGAGTGAAAACGAAACCAGTTTCCACATGACATCCAACCAGTGCAGTAGCGTCATCAGTCCTCGATCCATCGAAGAACATAGTAATATCGTCGCCGTCATTGATCCTGAATTCTGGATCTGACAGTCGTGCCCACTTCTGCTGCGTGGTCCACGCATCCTCGGCCGACTCCGGCCAGTTTAGGTAGAATCGCTTGGACACATCTAGCGGCGTACGCGGCGAGAGGATACGATTCTCAACGATATCATCAGTATCAGCCCAGAAAGCATCGCCATACGCGAATTCAACCGCCTTGCGTATGGATGATACGTCATCGAAATCAACATCAGGAGGGGCCATTCGCGAATCATACAGGATCTTACCCTTCCCTTTGAGCTTGCCCTCTTCTTGCGACACCCACGCATCGAATGTAGTCTCGGCTACCGTCCCCGCGCCCGGCTCCCAGGCATTTGACGTCTCGATAATCCGCGAGCCGGACTTACCAACATTACGGTCCATGACTTCGGCAAGCGCTATTCCTCCGTTGGTGGCAGTGAACGACTCGGTCTGATCAAGTATCGCAAAGGTGACAAGAGCACCCTCTTCGGTAGTTGGCGAACTCGTGATGACCATGAGTTGTCCTCCGCCTGGCACATGGAATATTGTCTTGCCAGCTTCGACATCATAGTCTCGCAGGATTCGCGATTTCTTGGGCAGTAGCGCCCGCACCATCCGCATTGTGTTGACGTTGGCCTGGTCATGTGACGTTGCGCCAATCTGTACGAGCGGCATCGACACCGCTTTCCCAACGACGCCGCCCGGCGCGTCGGAGTCCCATCGCCAGAAGCGGACAGGCGCGAGTAGCTCGATCATCGCCAACACCGCGGCAAACGGAGACTTCCCGGCACCTTTTGGGTACCGGCGCACTCCGTGATAGAACATCCAGCGCCCCTCGGGCGTTAGCGCATACCACCAAAGTATGAATCGCACTTGCGATTCCGTGAACTCCCACCGGTTCCCGGCGTCCGGCCCGTCTGGCTGCTTGAGGTAAAAGGTACTTGGATGCCCAGTGAATCGCTTCCCACCCAAGCGTAAGCTCAGGCAAGCCTTCAGGAAGCGTAACCAGTCTGTCACGTGGCGCTACCAATGTACTCATTCAATCACCACCTCTCGCAAACCTACTTGGTAGCTACATACGTAGCGAGTTGCTTCATCACGGCCGCACTCGGCTTAGCGACCTGCGCCCTGCCGCCCTTGGCCGGATGAGCAGTCAGGCCCTTCGGCGGCTTTGGTGCTGCGATACGCCGCTGTGCCGCAACCTTGTGAGCTGCCTTCCGTACTGCGGTCTTCTTCCTTGCCGGTGCCTTCTTCTTGGCCTTAGCCTTAGCCTTGGCCGCCGCCTTCTTGTGGCTGTGCAGGTATATCCCGAGCCTAGCCAGCCCCATGCCTAGCCGGGCAGCCCCGCCGAGCGCACGCCCCGCCCCAAGCAGGCCGCGTCCCAGTCCGCCGCGACGGCGCTGTTGCCTACGCTGCTTGTCCCGCTTCTTGCGTTCCTCCTCGCGCTTCTTGTCGCTGGCCGCGCGTTCCTCACGCCTTGCCTTGTCGCGCTCAGCGAAGTCCTTGTTGCGTTGCTCCCGGTCAGCCGCCCTGGACGCATCCCGCGCGGCGTCACGCCGCCTGGTCTCCTCGGTGATGCTCTGATGTAGGGCTTCCTTCCGGGCCTGTAGCTGCTCCTGCCTAGCGACACCATACTGTGCCATCGCCTTGTGGAGTTCTTCTCGCGAGATCCCAGCTGACCTAGCTTCGCGGCCCGCAGTCTCGACTGCCATCCTGTCCTGTAGTATCTGATGACGCCGAAGAGCAGTCTTCTCATCGCGCGTAATCGTGTCCGCCGCGCCGCGTTCGATTTTGCGAATGGCATTGCGGACGTGCTTGTGGTGTTCGCCGCCAAAGATCCAGCGCCCGTGGAACCCCCGGATCTCAGCCGGGTTGAAGTCAACCATCGTCCGTCCCCGTCCTCACTATGCCGAGACGTCCGTGCCACTTGATCACGGCATCGTCAGCCGCTTCCTCATCCTGATCAGTGACATCCTGATCAGTGAGTTCGATTCTGTTCTTCTTGCGGTCGATGACCGTCACGCCGAGCCGAGCCGACAGCCGCTCGAATACCGGCAGTAGGTTCGCCCGGTACGTACGCAGGAAGATGTCATAGATCTGCGCCGCCATGACGGCCGTAGCCCAGTCGGAAGCCTCATAGAACTCCGACTGGCCGCTAAGCGCTAGCGCCCGGAACCAGGACTGTGCCTGCGGATGCCAGTTCGGATTCGCCTCTGGGATCGGGATGTCCTTGCGCTTAGACTCCCCGGTCGACACAGCCAGGAAGCGCGGGTCATCACCGCCACCAGTACCCGCGCCCGTACGATTCTCAGGCTTCTTCTTTGGAGCAGGCATAACTTACCCTTCGGCATAACTGGCCCGTCTCCCGACTTCCAGTCCTTCGGCACCACGCCCGCGCCATGGCAGATCTTACACACGTGCGCGTCGACCGAGCCGGTGCCATTGCACGGCGGACATATCTTCTCGTCGGGGCCAGGTTCCCGATGCTTCTGGATCGGGACAAATGGGGCAGGAGGCATAACAACATCTCACCTTCAGTATGTACATCACGAGCACCACGAATGACACCCGGATGTGGGTCTTGCGGCCTCTTGCGCAACGTGTGTCGTACGTTGCTTTGTAGATTTGACCGCCGACGATGGTGTGACAAGCAAAGACCCCGCAGCATCTCCAGGCGATGGTCATTGGCATCGCCCATGTGGTCGCACTCAGTCGCATCCTGTCCGCAAGGCCCCTCTTCATCATGGAGTAGGCCCCATTGGCATACGCGATCCCGCGCCAGAACAATCATGCGTAGACGCCCCCACCCTGGAGGCAGGGGCGTCTTGCGCCAGCTACCGGCGCTCATAGGGACACCCTGAGGGAAGTGCCCGAGCGCACCGTCGCACTACCACCGGACGCAGGACAAGGGAATGATCCCGCGCCACAAACCTCCATTGGGCCGAAACCCTCCATCCTGATCCACCGCCTCAGTGCGACATTCGGTGCCTAGGTAGTATCGTACTCGATCGCGACCGATCCGTCTAGACCCGAATCGGATTAGCCCGACGACGGTCGACTACGGCATAATCGTCCATTTGACCTTAGACTTTGCCGTACGCCTTGAAACGGCTCCGGCAACCTCCAAAGCCGCTAGCAAAGAAAACGCCCGATAAGGGTCTGAAATACCTGCTCCAATCGAGATTTCATAGGCCGTAGAACCCGGATTTTCGACTAGCCAGTTTAGCATCTTGATAGCGTCTTCCCGGTCGTTCATTTTGCACCCTTCTCAAACGCTTCCGGTCTAGGCGATAGGGTCCGGCACCGCCCCCTAGGCTATATCTTCTATATATATATATATAAATTCGATATAGAGGGGGAGGCGGTGCCCGGGTCTATCGCCTAGATCCGAGGACTTTGTTTTGAGCCGCTTTTTTCGACGGTCCATTCCCAGTAATCGATACCCTTTCCGGCCTTTTTATAGACTGCTTTTTTCTCGATTCCAAGCTTATCCACGGCCTTATTCAAAGTAGCCTCATTGGTACTAGCTCCAGCCTCTCTTAGCTGGTTTATTATGTCCTCTTTCTTCCATGTTTTCTGCACCTTAAATATCGCCTGAAGCGCGTCGATAAGGTCGACTAGCGCGCCTGACATCTTCCTGGCGGGCTTCCTGTTGATTATCTCGGAAGCATCCTTGTCAGTTGTGCCTAGGAACATGATTGTGCCGGCTGTAATTTCCTGTTCTTCATCAACTAGGATCTCTTCAATCCTGTAGGCAATAGACGGCCATGACCGTCCTAGGTTGTTCTTTTGCTTCGAGATTACGCCTATCCCATCCTCATCCATTGCCAGGTATATGACGGCTCGGGAGACGTTCCGGAACTCTTGTGATCCAGACATTCGCTCCATGGCGTCCGCGGCATTGTTCTTGTTGAAGTGTACGTTCCCGATTATGACACAGTTCTGCCGTCGTGCGATAGACTGTAGCTTCATCAGGATGTCTCGTACATGTTGCCCATGATTCGTGTCACGGGCTAGGTCTATCGCCCCGACTATCGAGTCGAAGAACACCCATGAGGCATCGTTCTTGTCGATAGCTGCTTCTAGCTCGCCGTAATCTTTTGGCAAGCTGATGATCTCGCCGTCCGGAGTCTCTTGTGTAATAACTTCAAGACCGCCTATCATATCGAGATCCGCCCCGGCCGCGACAAGACGTGGTATGATGGTCCGCTCCCAGTCATCCTCCGAGGCAGCTATGATACAGAACTGAGGCTTTCCATACCAGTACCCATCTAGTTCGCCTAGCGTAAGCTGAGCTATAAGGCCAAGATTGAACGTACTCTTCCCCGCTTCGCCATGTCCTGCTGTTAGGGTTAGCTCGCCTATCGGGATTCGCTCGTGTCTGCCATTAGCCCATCCCCAATGGACTTTCTTCATTGTATAGTCGCTTGCGAGAGTCACCTTCCCGACGCGATGTCCGTTGCTGGCAGAATTGACATCGCTTTGCCAATTGCTATCGACGTACGTGACGCCGCCACGTCGTAGTGGCCGGTTCCCGTTGTCACTGTTGTTACTCATGATGTTCTCCGCCATGGTGACACGAACTTCGAGCACTCGTCACCCTTGGCTTGCGGAAGGGCAGCCGCTTTGGCCATTGCGCTGTTGACAGCGCCCTTCCATTCCGAACGTAGGTTTCGCCTCCTCCCGCTGTTCATGAAGGCATCTTCGCAGACCCCAAGAGCGTAGTCAAGTCCCTTATGTCCCTCGGCCGCGTTAGTACATAGGAACATCGCCGTCGCGACAATCGTGTCGTGTAGTCCGCCGAGAACTGCCGCTGCCCGTATCTTGCCTGCCTCTATTTCAGAAGCATTCTTCATGTAGTAACACATCGCCCCTCCTGATACCTTCCCATACCATGCGACAACTTCAGCTTCCTGTGCCGCACCTTTCACGACATACTCGCGCGGGGATAGTAGGTACTTACCCCATTCAGGCGGTAGCCATGGCAAATCTGTCGGGCGCGGTTTCCCTGCTTCACGATCGCCGTACCACCACCGGTAAATCCGCCCAGTTGAGTTATGTACTGACGGTTCTACTGTCGCGAACCTATGGTGGAACTGAGCTATCTCAACTCCAGACCCGACTCCAAGATCAGTAATCCACACCCACTCATCTCGGCGCGGAGCATAGTACAGGTAGATTCCCGACATGCCATCATCGCGCGAGGTAGAGCGCCAGGTCTGAGGCAATATCCCTAGCCTAGACTGTAGGTTCCATATCGTTCTGTCGCCACCCCGGTTTTCGTATGCATCGACATCAATTCCTATGATATCCCATGGCAGCCGAATCCCTATATTAGCGGTCGGAAATTCGGTGATCAATTCCGCTAGGCGTATGTCGTCTGGGTCAACTCCGTTGTGTCCGGTCACGCCTTTTGCCAAGGGTGCTTTCGTGCCCTGCCGGGTAACCGGAATTGTACCAGTCCAGCCACGCTCGCGATAGATCCGAGCGGCATCACGGAATGGGAAATGCTTCTCTCCGCGTAGGTCTTTACTTTTCCCGCCGGACGCGGTAGACTCGTTCATGTGAGCCCCTCCTCACTCGGGCGGGCCAGGACTACTCCTCTTGGCCCGCCGACTTCCCTTGGTGTATGTTTACCCCGCCGTAACCGGACGGAAACCCCTAGTATACCTCGGAACATGTCCCAAAGCTACCCCCGGGAAAAGATTTTTTCTTTGCCCCCTTCCCTTTTACCGGCCGGTAGAGTAGGATACTAGTGCGGGTTCCGGTTTCGCTTTCCCGGTAGCCGCCCGAGCCGGTCAGGAGCGAGCGCCGCTGTCTGGCCGGCTCGGCACTGAGGGGAGAAGCATGGCGCCAAAGAATATCCACGTCATGGGCATTGACCCCGGAGGAACGACCGGCTGGTACAACATTACAGTACCGGCCGACTGTATTTTTGGAGATGCCCCGTCTTCGATCATCGAGCATGACTGGGGCGAGTTCACGGGGCCGGAGCCACAACAGGCAATCGAGCTAGCCCGGCTTGTACGAGAGATTCAGGGTCTAGACTACAAAGTTGGTCCTGCCATGATCATGGAAGCCTGGGATCAGGACCCAACATTCCACTCCACAGATCCGGAGGCTCTATCTCCCGTACGCCTAGGCGCGATGATGACACTCCTCCAAGAACAGAAACTACTCGCCGACGCAACCCTCCATTTCCAGTCACGTACCCTCGCATTCGGTACAGTAACAGATGAACGCCTCCACAGGTGGCGGCTATGGGTAAAAGGCAGCGATCATGTCCGCGCGGCATTGCGACATGGCATAACAGCCTTGCGACGCGCTCGTGAGAACCCGGAGTGGGCGAACTCTTTGTGGCCTTACCTTGCCGAATATTATGGGCGAAATTAGGGGTTCCCTTTTCCGGCCCGACGCGCTATAGTAGGCGTAGCCGGGAAGCGAGGGGAGGTTAGGATAGGAATGGAAGTTAGCCGCTACCGTATCGCAAGCGGGTATAGTGCCTGGTGGTCCCCCTACCAGGTGCGGTATCTCCTCAACCTCTCGCTTCCCGGTCAGGCTTCAGGAACGGAGGTGATGCGATTCGAGAGATCTAGCCGACAGCAAGATCCAGTGGTAGGCCGAGATCCCAGCCCGTCGTTTCAACCCCAAGAGACGCACTCGACGGGCGACGTCCATATTCACAAATCCTCCCGGCCTACCACTCCCCCTACTGAGAAGGCGAAATCTGGATGCTAGAACATGGTTTTAAGAAATGGATACAGAAGACAGATACCGTCATCCTCGTTTGCTGGGATCTCGGTCATATCTGGTCAGCAGAACTGTACGGTCACCTTGAGCGCCGTCCGCATGGAGCGCACGTGATGCTCGGGCCGTGCCAGCGAGGATGTGGAGTTGTTCGGGCGCGGTACCTTACCAGCTCCTGGTCGCCGGACTCCTCCAAGAACAGCTACAAGTACCCGCATCACTATAGCCCGCGCGAGTACATGGAGGGCAACCCATTCTTCATGTCAGCGGAACACCGCGCGGCTATCCGCAGGGAGCTTTCCCGCCGGATCAAGGCTGAGGGCAATCAGGAAGTTCTCGACACCGGCGCGAGCGTTCACGACATCACGGCCAGGTTCTCCGGGTGAGTATGGCCGAAGCCAAACACCAAGTCCATGCTGACATCATTCGCACCCTAGTGAGGAACTAATGAGTACCAAGGTCACCATCCTGAGCCAGAACGCCTGGAGCCAGCGCGTCCGGATCAAGCCGGACGGCAAGCCTCCAGTCGAACTCAACGTCATCAAGACGTCATGATCTTCCGGTCGCGTGTCAAACTCTCCCCAGAAGTCGCCGGCACGCGGCCGGAACTAAAGCCTCCTCAGGGGAGGGATAGCAGGTTGGGAAAGCAACCTGCGCGACAGAAAGGGAACATCATATGTTCCGCAAGTCAGCAGTACTCATGTCAGCAGCAGTGCTCGGCGTCTTCGCGGCAGCGGGTGGGGTTGCCTCGGCGAACGTCCGGCCCGCCGACGCGACTGACGCCTGCCAGGCAATGTTCGACGGCTGTTCGGGCATCGTGGTGGCGCAGTCTGCGATCAGCTCGCACGACTTCTACCCGCGTTCGGACGCGGGCCTGACTGTCGTCGGCACGCCCAAGGCCGGAGCGAATGTTCAGATGAACATCTCCAACGACCTCCAGGACGGTTCGCAGGACTTCACCCTCAACTACGACGACTTCGTCGGTGACGGCAGCGACGGCATGACCGCGTTCGATGTCCTCCACTACGGCGGCGACGCCATCGTCTCCATCGAGTTCACGCCGTTCGGGCAGGACTCGGGATGGTGCCTCCAGCCGAGCGCTACGAAGACCACGCTCCAGAGCTGCGACGGTGCGGCCAACCAGGCCTTCATCCTGACCGATACCGCTCCGTTCGTCAACCCGGCCACGCACGGCTACACGTTCGTGCTCTGGGCCCCGCAGGCGGCGAACAGCGATCACCACCTCGCGATCGACGCGCCCGGGCACCTGTCCGGTAACGTGGACGCACAGCGGCTGGTGAACGTGAGCCACAACCACGCCTCCACGTTCATGTGGAACACCATTCCGTAACCCACCTAGCAAGAAGGGGCCTGGCTTCGGCTGGGCCCCTTTTTTTTGTCCGTATATGCCAATGAAGCCAATACAGAACAGATATCGAAATTAGTTGCGATTCTAGACGACTA